TAGCTTTAGCCATTTGGAGGTCCTTGTGTGCGCTTGTAATGCGAAAGCCGCTCCGTTTAAGGAGCGGCAGACGTATTACAGGCTTTCGATGATCGCGGCACGCTTAAGAGCGGCGTTGCTCGCGGTTGGGATCGTGGTCGGGCTGGTAGTGGTGTCAGTCGGCGCAACAAAGCCACCGATATAACTCCACGACTGCGTTACCACCTGTTTCAGAGCGTCAATCGGCTCACGCGTGATGTGAGCGATATCGTCAACAACAGTGGTCATCTGTCCATCATCAACGCCAGAAGTGGCTTCGTAAGCTCTGCGAGTGAACACGCCCTCAACAAGCGCACCCTGTCCACACAGCGCGGCACGGCGCACAGTGCCAACGCCAGCGTAAGTCTGCACCGGATTGAGGTTGGTTTCCACAATAACAACCTGCATCAGTTCGGCAACCACACCCTTCTTATATTCAGGCGTGGCAACCTGCCCACGGAAGAACATCTGAAAGGCAGGATCCTGGAACAGTCCGGTAAGCTGAATAGGGTCGGCAAACAGCACGTAGTTACCTGCGGCCGTTACCGGAGGAACGCCGTTCGCACTCAGAGTTGCTTTCGCGGTCAAAATCATCTGAATGGTAATCTTGCCGTTGTTGGTATCGGCAGTTGAGCTAATGGAGCCGGTAGCAGGCGCCATCACGTTGGTGGACGCGTTGGACGGACGGAAGATCGAAGGCGCAGTTGCGGCAACAGCGGCGTTGCCTGCGGTGCCGTTCGCAACCGTTACGTTCGTGGAGAACGTCAGAGTGCCAGAATAACCGCCCGGAGTAATGGACGAATTGGAACTCGTTCCGGAGAACGCCAGATTGGCCAACCATGGCACGATCGTTGCCGGCGCAGTGCCGTCAGCCAAAACACTATTAAGCGTGTAAGTGGTAATCGTTCCGCCGTTATTGAACGCAACGGTAAGCGGGAAGCTGGAAGAAGTTGCAACCACCTGGCCCAGCGTATTCATGCTGTTGAAGAAGCCGCGAACGTCGTCAACGTGCACCGCAGTGGCAGGCGAACCAAGGGTAGTTGTTACGAACGTGTTGCCGCCCATATACTGGTCAAACAACGCGTGCTGCGCCAGGGTATCAACCGAACGGAGAGCCTGTTCACCCAACGCATAAGCGTTTTGTAGATACAGATCATCAATCGCAACATTAGCGGTGGCAATGTTAAGCTGCATCGGTGCGGCATACTGAGCAATGCCAAGCGTATACTGCTCAACCGAATAGTTCTGATTGGTCAGGCCGGACGTGATGTCCGTTACCGCAGCCGGTGCCATTGGCGTGGTTACGGCGGGCAGCAAGCCGACACGAGTTTTGGTGAGACTTTCACCAATGGCGGCTGCGAACGGTTCACGGTCGGCGATAGCGCGAAATCCGAGCTTCGCTTTCAGAGCCTGGTTAAAGCGACGCTCCAAAAAGCCAGTCTGGATGACTGACTGAATTGCAGCAGGAAGATCGTTAAGAGCCATGACGTTTTAAGTTCCTTGTGAATGAAAACGATTGCGCCATGGCCGTCATGGCTCGATACGCAACGATTGATAGTGGTTTACTTGTTACGCCACGATTTGTTACGCATCGCGGCATTAAATTCTTCGTCGGTCATTTCCGACGCTTTCTTTGCCGTCTCCGGCTTCGGATCAGGTGCCTTTTGCGTGCTGGACGTTGAAGGCGAGCCAAACAGATACGGCTTGGCCTTCTTCGTTGCCTCAAGCAACGCGTCCACGCCTTCAATATCGCCTTCAGCATTAAGCTTCAGCGCTGTAGTATCCAGCATTTTGATTGCGTCCAGATCGACCATACCGAGCTTGACCGCAGCGGCACGCACTTCGGCGCGAATGACGCGGGCATTTGCCGCAGCCTCGGCCTTCGTGACGCGCTCTGTAGCCTCCGTGGTAGCTTTCTTCGTTGCTGCCTCAATGTCAGCCGCCGCCTTGGCCTGGGCCGTCTCTGCGGCTGTCCTGGCGGTTGTAGTCTCGGTTTCCAGGGCTTGCGCTCTGGTGCGCCACGTCTTGTTTTCGTTGCGCAGCTCGGTGACGTATTCACGAGAGAACGTCTCAGGCTTCACGGTGTTACCGCCGCCATCACCGCCTTCTCCGCCACCACCCTTACCTTCGACATCAAAAAGAAAGTTATCACGAATTCGCATGGTAATCCTTTGCGGCATCTGGCCGCTTTAATGTTGGCATCAAGCCTTAGTCCGGTAGTGTCTCGGTAGCCTTAACCTGAGCAGCCATCTTGACTGCTCGTTCGTCTGCTTCGTCTACATCGCTGAGAATTCGCTTAATCTCTTCCGCAACGTCCTCAACATCGAATGACGCAGCGATTGACTTAACCGCAGTCTCGCGACTGATATGCCCAGCGTTCTTTAACGTAGCGAGTGCGCCAGCCTCTTGCTGCCGATCTGTGCCAGTTGAAGGGAACCAAGGTGGCCAGCGCAAGGTTGGATCATCTGCATCTTTCAGATTTTCCACTTCCTTGCCGTTAACCTTGATGGGCATTTTCTTAATTGCTGCTATAACCATTCGGACCAGCGGCAAAAGTCCGTTCTCTCCGTAAGCGATGCGCAATTGATCCGTCAACCAAATGAGTGATTGATGCATCATTTCCATTGCGCGGCCAGATTGAGCGGCGGACACCTTATCCGCATTCGCTCTGTTGCCGTGAATGCTTTCGATCGCACTTTCGCGCAACGCTCTGGAATACTCAATAACTGCTGATACAGCCTGCCCGCTTATCTCAAGCATCTTGGCGTCGCCTTGCTCGCCAACGATAAGAGCGTTCGCGGGACTTTTAACCATCTTATCCGCATCATTAGCAGGATCGCGTATCATAAGCATAGGATCGGAACTGTATTTAAGTCCTCGCGCTCCCTGGCTTAGAAGGTATTCTAGCTCTATCTGAGTATCAATCGCTGGACGGAACGTTGAGCAACCATCAATGCCAAGACTGCCTGGCAGGTTCTTAACCCATACCATAGGCACGAAACCAAGCTTGTGCGTAACGGTTCGTTTTTTGTCTAATTCAGGTTCTTTCGGAGCGTCTGATACGACAGTCTTGAATGGCGTTGAGCCAGCCGTGGAAGAGTTAACCGGAACCGGGAGAAACCAGTTTTCCGCGCTCTTGTCCCATACGCGCTGAAACCAGAAATCGCGCTCCATATCGTCGTTGTCAATGGCGTAGTTCGCAGCAAGAGAACTGCCTTTAACCTTGTATTTTTCCTTGACGGATAGCAGCGTGTCAGGCTCTTCCGGATCATACTCAGGTGTCAGATAATCAGTGTCCATCACTTCAAAGAAGATGCGTCCCTTTAGCACTTTCATAAGGAGAGCGATTGAGCCGATAGAGCCGCGCATTGCAGCTTCGTGCATGAACTGCGCCAGCTTTGTCTCTTTGATGATATCCTGAATTGCTGCGCACGCCTCTGGCGTTTGCAATTCGACGGTTGGGAAATGTCCGTCACCAAACAATAACGCGATACTGTCTTGCACAACCATACGACAGAGGTTGTATCTAACTGACGGCCTTCTATCGCGCAACGTAATGTATTCGTTGCTCTCGGTTACCTCTTGCTGAAACGAGTATTTCAGACTGTCGTAAATCTTACCATCCAATACGGCACGAAGGACTTGCAAATTCCAGGTTCTCTCCGGCAAGTCCTTATCTCTCGGGATTTTGGTTGCCAGAGTTTTGAACATTACGGCACCGCGTTCCTACGGAGACAGAATTGCAAGTCAGTGCTTTCTCGCATCAACGCGGTGGCAGTAGCACCAATCAACGGCGCCATTGTTGAGGCCACCTGCGAACTGATAATCTGTCGTCCATCCATAACGTCGATGAAGTGCGCCAGTGTTACGCCAGATGCCGTAGCATTAGCTGCGTGTCCGCCATTGGCCGCACTATAGACGCGGACTTGTTCAATTAGGTTGCTCATTTAAGTTTCCATTCAGCCGGCTAGCTTCAAATGCCAGTAGTTGGTTCCATCGCAACACCAACCAACGTTAGGGTTATACATGCGAAAACCTGCTGAAATAAGATTGTTTGAAGATACTGAATTATCGTAAGTTGAGGTGCAAAGCTTTCTCATTTTGAGAGCGCGCGCTTTCGCTATTCTCGCATCTATCAATCTTCTCTGCAATCCGCTCCCACGATGCTCTTTAAGGACTCCGGCCCTCACTAAGTATCCGAAGGTTTTGTCTACCTTTCCGTCATCTTTTACGTAAACCAAACCTGCGAATGCCGAAGGTTCTGCCTCTTTGTATGCAATCCACCAAAAACCATCTGACGGAAGATACATCTTGTCGTTCGGGAAGCATATTTCATGCATCTTGCATATGTCTACGAAAGACTTATGGTTCGTCTCGGGTCGCACTTCAGTAATGCGATATGTCATAGCGCAGACCTCAACGCGTCTTAGTGCGGGTTTCGCATCCAGCGCTATATCTTATACCAACTCAACCGCGACGGTGATTTGAACCAACGCGCCGTCAACCTCGGTCACGATGGACACCTGAGCGTCCGAGCCGAAACGTTCCCACAAGTCGCAAACCGACTGCGAAACGTCCTCCACGGCGTCCTCCATCTCCGACACATCGCTTGTAACTTCTGCGGCTTGATCTTCGCCAGTGCCACCCAAATCCACTACGTCACCCATACCGAACTCCTGTCTATCGTTGCATATGTGGGAGATTGAGAAACTTAATCTCTTGCCGCTTATCGAAGCGCGTAAACATGTAGTAGCCAGTTGCGTCTACCGGATGGTCAAACCCGCTACTCTTATCAGGGTCGCTTGTGCCTTCTTTGTATGTCAACCGTTCTAGCGCAGCTATTGAAACTTCACATGATGGATCGACGTAAGCGCGGATTTCTCCGTTTGCATTCTTAAACCGAGAGTTTGTTATGTTGTTTCTATCTCGCACCATAGGATGAGATGACATAGCCTTTACGTTGAAATCGAATTGCGGCTCGCAAAGAATGCTTATATCAGTTTTACCTTGCGCTGATGTGCGTCTTTGCGCTCCGGCCGGATCAGGGTAAATCGTAATGTGTTTGTTAGGTCCGCCTTCCTTGCCATATCGTCTGATAATCTCTTGCGACATCTCGACGGTATCACTGGTTCCTATAACAACCTCTCCAACCTGAACGCTGATAGTCTCGCTTGCCGAAAGAGGCTTAATGCCAAGATCGCGCGCCTCAACGCTGGCGCCCCCAATCTCTTGCCACATCGTAGCAGTCATGGGGTTAACGTTGAAGTCCATCCCAACATGCATAGGAAGTTTCGGATTGTATTCACAGCGCCTGACATTGGCCTCTTGACTGAAGGCGTATATAACAACGCCTCCGCTATTCGAGAAGTCAGCTTCGTATTCTTGCTCAAACATACGCTTGCTTGAGCTTCGTCTGGCTTCGACTAAATGAGCGCGTCCTTTTTCCGTCATTTCAAGAACGGTTGATGATTTCCAGGTGAACGCGCCCCAATTAGAGGCGGAGCCAAACTCCGCCATATCGGCTTTGGCACGATTGTATATGCCGTAATAGTGGTTTCTTCCTTCCGGAACGCCAATCAGATCACACCATCCGGCGCGGTCTGCAAGAGCCGGCATAACGTTAGCCTGCCAAGCGTCTTCTTTCATGTTGGCAAACTCGTCTAGTATGCCACCGTCCCATGGCGTTCCCTCAATACGTTGCGGCTTATCCATTCCTACAACACGTATTTCGGTCCCGGTAGTAAGAACAATTGAAAGTTGCGTCTCGCTAATCTTCGCGATCAAATAACTTGGAACTAAACTCTTGAGATCATCCCAATAAATTATCTTGGCTTGACCAAACGTAGGAGCGGCGGCAAAAAACTTAGGCCTAATGAACTCGCTACCTTTAATCGCCCGTATTACCAACTTTCGCTTGGCGCATTCCGTCTTGCCGCTACGCCTACCTGCTGGCAGGACATTAAAGCGATGTGGCGAATTAAAGTATGCCGTTTGTCCGCTATGTGGAAGTAGCGGATACCACCGAGGCGTTAACATCTCCGCCAATGGTAGCCTCCATAGCCTTAATAAGCTTATACATGCGAGCGGCAACCATATCCTCACTTTCTGGTGGAGGAAGAGGCGGAGGCGCGCGTAATGCCTTACCCTCGTCAGTTCGAGAGGCATGCATTCTCAACAGAACTGCATCGCTTGCCACCCACTTCATAAGTGGTTTTCCGTCCGGTCCTTTGACTACATTACCAACGCTGATTACCGGCTCATACCACCCTGTGATGCCTCTACGATGCATCTCGGCATGAATTACGTCCTGACTGTCAAGAAGAGCGTCAGCCCATTCTTCCGCAAAATCGGGATTAGTTTTCGCGTGGCGATACGCCGTCTTTGTTGCGGATATGCCGGCAGCGTTACAGGCTGCGCAAACATTACCATAGATACGCAGGTTTGCTATA